ACCCCACCAACCACGTTGCGTAGGTCATACATAGGTTCCGGGTCTCCGGTCACTGTTATAGACTTAACCACATCAGACCCAGACTCGGTTTCCAATGAGTCACCTGGCGCCAAATCGGTTACATGTGTTGGTGTTCCGTTAGACATGACCAAGTGGTGATCGGCGCATTGGAGGGTTAGACCAGACTCTGTTTCCAAGGTCCAGATGGCGTATGGTACGGTTTTACATATCCCATCAAAGTCTTGGAATCCAGTGGGGGTCAGAACCTCGTAATCGGTAAGGTCGATTTCCTCTATGAACTTCTTATCCAATCAACACACTCCTGTACCGTTTTACCAGGATCACCAGTATAGGACTTTTCTGTCACATGTAACAACTGGTAACCTTGATCCATTATACGCTGGTTACGTTGAGCTTCCCGCCTCTGGTTACCCCTTTTTTCACCGTGCCAATAATCACCGTCAAACTCAATAACCTTCTTATTGTCCAGAACAAGGAAGTCAAGGAACATAAAACCTCGGCCGTCATATATAGCATGTTCCCCATTACCAAATTGGTTAGAGACTCCATGTTCAGCAAATTCAATACCGATATACTCTTCCTTGAGTATTTCATACAGTTTCCAAAACAGTTTTTGAGAGATTTTTGAGTATCCAGTGTCACCAAACTTAGACCGGTTAATGCGTTCCTGCTCTTCCAGTGGCTTAGCTTTCAGTGTAGCTTGCCACCCGTCTTGCCGTGCCTTCCAACGCTTGATTCCTTCTACCTTACCATACTTCTCTATACACTTCTCTTTAGTAAATGTCCTTTGGCTGTCGGAAACCTTGGCTATCGCTTCATCCTCAGTATATCCAAGCTTTAACCAATAACCAACTTGGTTCGGAGACTTTTGGTTAACCTTTTTGGATTGGCTCTGTTTAACATGTAGAGCTTTTATCTTTCTAGCCTTCTCCTCATTAGACAGGCCATCATATCCAGTAAACTTTAGGCTATAAGGACTATACAAACCCCCATGGTTAGAGGCACCGTTGGCCTTACCTTTGATCTTATCACCCCAGGATTTACGGACCTCTGGTAATATAACCTGGTCAAGAGTTTTATTATACTTTTCCATATATTCCTGTATGTTCAACCCATGTAATTTGAATATATGGTAAGAAAGTGAGGTAGCCTTTGTTCCACATATCTCACAAGTAACATGGGCCTTGGTGGCCAATTTGGCTTCTCTGGCCTTGGTCACCTTGATCTTATAGGCTTCAGTGCGGCACTCAATGGAACAATACTTCATTATGTTATTCTTGGTCGGCTCCTGGCAATACAGGCATAAATTTGGTTTTCTTGGCATAATGGCCTCCTTGGTTTTGGAGGTATTTATAGTACTTGTCAGGAAGGTAAACACGGTTACCCTTTGCTCTTAGCCATCAGGTCACCAATGGCCAACGTTTCCACCTTACCGGTCTTTTTGTGCCGCACGGTAACCAAGGTGTCACTCTGAACACATTTTCCACACTGCCTACTGCAACAGAGGGCCAGCATGGGTTTGGTGAGTATGGTGTCCAGGATTTCCCGTTGGAACGGGTACGGCTCGAAGGGGATTCGGCCCCGATCTGGATGCACGATTCGGACATGGGGCACAAACGCCCAGAAATCCTTGGCACACGCTTCCAGGATCCTGAGGTGCTCTGGCCCGTACTCAAAGGAGGTACCTGGTTTCTTGACGAAATCATCGAACAGGGGCATGGGGGGTGGTTTCCTCGGCCTTAGACTGGCCCTCGCTCACCAAAAGGTTGGTTTTTGAGCCCTCTATTACATTTCATATATCATCGGTTCATACCTTTGGCGGTCTCTATACTTATAAATAGGTCTGTAAGGTGTAAACTTGGAGGAGATAAATGAATAGTCAAACCTTGTTGGAACGTATATATAGGAAGCTTGGTGCACCGTCGGTTAAGGTTGAATTGGACCCGATGACTGCAATGGACAACATAGACCTGGCTAGGCGGACCTTTATCAAGTGGGCGGTAGGCCAGTCATCAACGGACAGGTATTACACCATGCTGTTATATAGCGGGGTATCTCTGTATGACATGCCTTCCAACGTGTTGGATGTATTGGGATATGAGATAGGTGGTATGGGTTCGGTGCATCAGTTATTTTCCATTACCAATTACCTCTACAACAATGGAATGTTCGATTCGGTTTTGTTGCGTGGAATGGCTGATGGATACTCATTGGTTTCATATCATATTGCTCGGGACTTTTTGGACACTGTTCGGCGATACGTGATAGCACCTTATGATTATGTGTATCATCGGTATAGTAATCAGTTGGAGATTACACCGGTGCCTACATCTGGTAGTGTTATGACGTTAAGCACTTCGGCGGGCAATGTAAGTGTGGACAGCCCTGGCTTTATACTGTTGAGGTGTTTGATAGCTGAAGGAACGGCTGAGAACCTGTATGATTCCCTATGGGTCCATGACTACGCATTGGCCTTGTGTAAGATTGACCTGGGTCGGGTTAGGTTGAAGTTTGCCAATTTCAATGCGGTTGGTAGCAATGTGGGCCTGGCGTTGGATGGGGATTCATTGCTTAGTGAGGGCCAGGCGGACAAGGAGAGGCTGGAGGCCAGCGTTAAGGATAACGAGGTATATGAGGGCTGGGGGATTAGTTTAGGCTGAGGTGGTAAGGGAAATTTATGAGGCTTCTTGAATATGGAGTGTAGTTTGTGACAACAAAATTGAGAAACCCCTTAGTGGGTCCAAATAAACCATCATGGAATTTTTATAGTATAAAGGACAATCCGGAGTACCATCTCGCGGAGTCTTATGCCACTGAGTTTTGTGACATAGTGGGGATAGAGTGTACCTATTATAGGCGGGACGGTAGTGAGGTGGCTGATGTCCTTTATGGTGAAACGCCGACAATTGGCTACTTGGAGGGCAAGGTTACTAAGATAATCATGGAGGTTGGGGAAATCCCGACGTTATATTCTACCTTTGGTATGGTGGCAACGGACGCGCTGGTGGCTCACATACCACAGGCCACTTGGTATCGGGATGTGAGTAAGACAGATGTACCTGCTACTGGTGACGTTATAGTGTTCCCGTTCTATCAGGAAGATTTTAATGGCCTTATAGAAGGTAGGACCTTTGAAATAACCCACAGTGCCTACGATACTTCCCTCTTCCAACTCAAGAGCCTGACACATGCAATCTACTTAATTCCGTACCGTTTCTCCGAGGAAAGCCAATCGGCCCGTGATGTGTCCTCTGACCTTAGCACCGAAATGCCAGGCATCTCCGCATTTGGTGATAATACTTGGATTACAGATAATGCTTATGTCTCTCCCTCGGTGGACCAGTCTATATATGGAGCATAGACAAAATGATAGACCTGATCAAAAATATCTCAGCTATTATTGCATTATTGGGTGTGTTCTTTGGGGGCTACACTTACATTGACTCCAAGTATGCTGAGAAGGAAGCCCTTGCGGCCACTAAGCAGGAAGTGGTTGATGTACTAAAATCCTATAAGGCGGATATAAACCGTGACCGGGTAGAGCAAAACTACATCAACATCCTGAACCTTGAGCGCCAGTATAGGGCTCTAATGATCCAGCACCCTAAGGATAAAAACATCAAGATTGAGTATGAACAGATTGTCAAAGAACGGGAAGAACTGAAACGGAAGCTAGATGGGTTAAGGGGTGTACAATGAGGCTTAACCAATACCTTACCGAGGAACTAAACAGCCTGGAAGACATCTTATTCCTTCTCAGACGGAAGTGTGGACCCTTCATCTCCATGTGCAAGGAAACTGGTAATCTGTTTTACAGGGGTATGAGACCGAAGCCGTCGATGTTAAGGTTAATGAGAGATGACAGGGAGCCAATGAACACCTACCCCTGGCTGCATAAGTATATGAATGAGATGTTTACCAAAAAGTTTGGTTGGCCTGTGCGTTCCGGTATATTTGCTGCTAAAAGCTTTTCCTATGTAGAAGGATATGGCATTACCCATGTTGTATTTGGTATTGGTGATTTTGACTACTGCTGGAGCCCGAAGATCAAGGACCTGTTCTATACCTTCAACGACCCAGCATACCAGATCAACTTTGGATTCATCAACAAATATATACATTTTGATCGCAAAGAACCTCTTAGCTTGGGTGAGGTGGAAACAGCATACCTACAGGCCTTGATAGACTCATACACTGATAAAAATATAGACCAGGCAAGACCAAATACAGAGATCAGCTTCAATTTTCCACAGGGCTATTATGCCCTAACAGCTAAATTGAACGATGAATGGTTGCGAAAGGAATTACTATGAGGCTTAACCACTATCTAACTGAAACGGAAGATATACAGCCCGGTCTTGACCTTATCAGGAAGCAATGTGGCCCATTCCTAAAGCTTATGAAGTCTACTGGTGGTATACTGTACAGAGGGGTGAATGAGAAGGATAAGACCTATCTACCTATAAAGAAAACTATGCACCGTGAAGGGCGTCTGCCATTAAGCACTTTGCCGATCATACACAAGGCCCTCAATGAGATATTCTATAAGAAGTTTGGCTGGAAGGTAAGGGATGGTGTGTTCGCTACATTCACCCAGGCCGATACTCATGTATATGGTAACCTATACTACGTGTTTGGCATCGGTAGCCCAATAAGGTACTGTTACTCCAAAGAAATTACGGATTTATGGGCTGATTTGAACCATTGGACCATCAAGAAACAGTTTGGCGATAAATACGAAGGAATCAGGGTATCGGATTATATTGCGACACCTAATATTCCAATATCCCCATTGCACCGTGAATACTTGGAGGCGGTGGTTGACAAGTTCTACACAGACAAGGGCCTGGTGAGGTTTAGGGGTGAGGTGTCATTCGACTTCCCCAACGGCTATTTCATTGTGAGGGCCGATGGCCCATATGGCAAGCAAATCAAGGAAATGATAGAGGGGTAACACATGGCCCGTACATATTTTTTTGGTAAGTCTATAAGACGAACCATCATAAACTTCTTATCCATGTTTGATGATATACAAATAGAACGGTACAAGCAGGATGGTACAGTTACGGGCCGATACATTGTTCCTATCAAGTTTGTACCTAAGACTAAGGCTTATATATGGGCCACAGAAAAAGGTAGGGACGAGGCCATGCTTCCGATGATTTCGGTGGCCATGACCGGTATTGACTTTGATGTGACCCGCATGACTAACAGGCACCAAGACATACGGCTACAAACCAATTACAGTGAATTACAAGCGGCTTATGCGTCTAATGCTGTACCATACAACATTTCCTTCTCATTACAAATATATGCCCTTCATAACGTGGACGTGGATCAAATAATGGAACAAATATTACCTTACCTAAATCCCCACGCGTTTTTCATTGTAAACATGCCTGAAATGAATTTGGATTTTGAGGTCAAGGTAATCCTTAACTCATGCAGCCCAATGATGACAGATGATGTGGGTGAGGAAGAAGCCAGAGTTATCAAGTGGGAAACCCAGTTCCAGTGTCAGACCTATCTATTTAAGCCGGTTAATACTGTGAAACTCATTGGTAGGTTACCATTTGACCCCGCTCCATCGGCCAGCCCGGCGCCGCCAAGTGCCTGGTCATATGAGACCGGTTGGACTGGTGGTTTTGTGCCTACTGCCGGCCAATATTCCTGGATGCCTACCAGTGCTTCATCCGGAGGTATACTGACAAAAATATATGCTGACGCTACCTCTTGGGCTAATAGGGACAGTACTACCGATGGTTATTATGCCGATGCGGCCGAAGCCTTATCTATCCAACCTGTTGGCCTGGTTGAAGTGGATGGTGAGGCTAAGATACTACTTGATATGGAGATTTTTGGGACATGAGACTAATCACCTATCTCAACGAGGCACTCAAATATAAGGTTGGCCGCTTTGATGGAATGTATACTCCGGTCAAGTTTGAACATGGTACCTTGTTTTTCCGCAAGCGGTCATACAGGGGTATAAACGATGGCAACGAAATTTATGAGATACACTTTGGTGTTGAGGAAGCCCATAGGGGTCAAGGCTATGCGGGCGAAATGATCAAATCGTTCCTCAGGGGTGAAAAGGCCACCGCCTGGCTGGCCTTTGGCAGGATAGCCAATACGACTGTGCATCGCGTAATGGAAAAGCTTGGAAAAGAACCAGGTTGGTCGGTTGAAAAATTGAAGGATGGATATCTGATACATGAGGCTTAATGCTTACCTGAGTGAAATGAATAATAAGAAAGGTACTAAAAGTAGATCAAAGGCCATAACATCCGAAAAGGCCATTGAGCTTCTACGCACCAATTGTAAAAACGCTTTGAGGTCGACCCCACTGTATAGGGGTGTAGATCATAGAGACCCCGCTATGTTTATTGACCCATCTAAACATGTGCGCCGGTCGCAGTATACGGACAATTACTATATGTTATTGTTCCAGTTGATGACCTCTTGGAAAGACTATCCTAACTTGTCCCAATCAATCATAGGTATATCGTATGAGTCGGATGCTGTTAGTTGGTCTGAAATTGGACAGGCATATAGAATATTCCCATATGACGGATATGCTATGGGTGTATGTCCACAGCCTCATTTTTGGGGATCATTTTACAAACACTCAGCCAGTTCAACAGGTTCACCAATAATAGGTATGGACAGTTTGAACACTATCATCTTAGACCTGCTTGAAGATTATGAAATACAATCGGTTCGGAGTACATCCACGGACCCGAAAGTTTTATTGGCCGCTTTTGACAAAATCGGTAAGGAGGCCGATAGGTCATATGTGTATCATGGGCCGTTTAAGTTTGGTCCAGATAAAGAGATTCTTGACACATTCGAGGAAATATTGGCGCCGAATAAAAATGGCTTCAGACTGGTCAATACATCCTCCACGTGGGAAATACCGCAGCGTAAGCAAATATGGACCGAGGCTCCCTGTGTTATGATAAATACAGACACAGATGGACACTTTGAGCCGGAGCTAAGGAAGTACCTATAATGCCACTAAACACACTTAACCGCGCAACCGCTACACAGTACCGCTTTGTCCTAAACCAGCTACCCACCGCCATATCAGCCGGAACGGTGCACGACATGGACACATTGAAGCTCAATATATTCAATGTAAACCTGCCGAGTGTAAGCCTAGAACAAAGCCAAATGGATTGGCAGGGGATGCATACCTACCAGCATACTGGAGGTATTACATTTGACCCATTAACAATAAATTTTTTAGTAGATGGCCGGTTTGCCAATTGGCGCATCTTGTTTAACTGGATTACAGCCATTGCTAATAATAAGGATAGGCCGACAAGGCCACCAAAAGAATATATCACTGATGGTGGTATTATACTTTTGGATAACTGGGAGAACGTGCTGTTCAAGATAGCTTTTATAAATATGTGGGTACAAAGTCTCGGTGAGCTAAGTTTTTCCATTCGAGACGGTGAGACCCATATTGAGTGCTCCGCCACATTCCTCTATGATAGGTATGAGGTGGTATAATAAAAATGCTTGGCCGCGGTTTCGTATAAATAGAATTACGGGCGTCTTATAAATAGTAATGAGGCGTCGCTTTCTATAAATAGACATAGAAATACAAACAATGGAGGAATGAAATGGCTTTCTACCTTAGCCCTCAAATCAAAGTTCTGGAACAAGACCTGAGCAACACTATTCCATCTATCGCCACGTCGATAGGAGCCATAGTGCTTAGAAATACCTATAAGGGTCCGGAACGTAAAAAGGTGTATTTAACCAATGAAGATTCACTTATCACAACATTCGGTTGGCCTACATCCGCGGCGAGCTGCTACCGAGACCTGCTATCAGCCACCGGCTATTTCAAGTATGGTAACTCTCTATATGCAACCAGGGTTATGCCAGATGATGCAACATTCGCTGGTAAAATTGCTGTGAGTTCATCCCAGGCTGTATCCATCTCAACCGGTGTTACATCATGGGTGTCTTTTGCGGCCTCTGGTGCACCGTCGGCTTATTCGCTTGATGATCTATCAAGCTGGGATCCGGATTCATTTGCTGATGATGTTACCTGGTCGGAATATACAGGTGACAATTGGCCTTTTGTTATCATAGCCGATTCGAGAGGTACACACGGCAACAATACAAAGGTCGCTGTATGTGACTATTACACTTCGGCAATAGTGGCCGCTTCTGGTGGTACGGCAATAAGTTCATGGGCAACATCGGCCGCTTTTGCAGACCTTGATTCTCCTGTAGAAGATACAAAGTCTTTTGTTATCGTTGTTCAGGTGCAGGGTCAGGGAGCGTCCGGATATGAAACAGTCGAAACCTGGAATGTATCAACAGACCCAACGGCCGTCGATGATATGGGTGTCAACAGGTTCATTGAATCCATAAACAATAAGTCCGGTTTCATTAGGGTGGCCTTAAATCCAATTTACGAGAATGTTGCTTTGGCGTGTTCCACTTCTTCCTGGATCTCATTCGCCGGCGGCCTAAACGGTACAGCAAGTGAAACATTAACCTCCCAGTGTATCTCCGGGTATTCGCTATTTGCGAATCCCGAAGAAGTGGATGTAAACCTGATTATTGATTCCGACAAGGCCCTCACAGTAAAGAATAGCATGGTTGATATTTGTGAAACCAGGATGGATGCCATTGCTATCCTTGATGTGCCTTACAGCAATGTAGTACATATGAGGGGCAACGTTGAGGAGGGCCTCCGTATATATGTCAAGAATACCTTGAATGAGAACACAAGCTATGCGTCTATATATGGTAACTGGCTTGAGGTGTATGACAAATACAACGCTAAGTACCGTTGGATTCCTTCTTCCGGATATGTAGCCGGTGTCTATGCTAACACAGACTCCGTAACCGATCCATGGTTTGCGCCGGCCGGCCTCAACAGAGCCCAACTGAACGGTGTTCGTAGGCTAGCTTTCAATCCTAAGCAGGCCCAGAGAGACTTGATGTATAAAGCTGGAGTCAACCCAATTGTAGGGTTCCCAGGTCAGGGCCAGGTTATTTGGGGCCAGAAAACACTCCTGGATAAAGAGTCGGCTTTCAACCGGATCAATGTGCGCCGTCTGTTCATCGTGCTTGAAAAGGCTATTGCAACGGCAGCCAAGTACTTCCTGTTTGAACCCAATGATTCCACCACACGTATGTTGTTGGTGAACATGATTGACCCGTTCCTCCGGGATGTAAAGTCTCGAAGGGGTATATACAGGTATCAGATTGTATGTGATGAAACCAATAACTCTAATGAACGCATTGACAGGAATGAGCTATACTGCTCAATCTTCATCCAGCCCACGCGGACCGTTGAAACGATTGTTCTTACATTCGTGGCAACCAAGACAGGTGTGAGCTTCAATGAGTTAGCTGGATCCTCACTATCAATCTAACAAATATGGCCGGGTATGAAATTACCAGCTATAAATAGTAGTAGTAATTAAGTTTTAAGGAGATATAGAAATGCCAACAATTGATGTGGATGCATATAAGGCGAATTTTTCCGGCGGCGCTAAAAGCTACCTGTTCTACTACAGGCCTCAGTTTCCTAGTGGTTTTGGTGAAACAGAGTTCGCTACTTACCTGGTAAGAGCGACCTCAATGCCTGAAACAAACATCGAGGAAATCACAACCAACTGGCAGGGTCAGGACTTTAGGTTCGCTGGAAAGTACACCTACTCCGACTGGTCTGTAACATTCAACTGTGATGTGAACGCCACCATTTACAAGTCGTTTTATAAGTGGCTCAATTTCATCCATGATCCCACCAGTAACAAATATAATGCACCAAATGACTATATGATGAACCAGAATTTGGAAATGCTTGACCATAGAGGGTTATCCTCACAGAAATTGGTTTTATTTCAGGCATGGCCAAAAACAGTAGGTCCTATCACGTTGGATTATACAGCCAATGATGTATCCACGTTTGATGTGAGCTTTGCGTATATCTACCATGTCATTGAAGGACCGGCTTACGGTGGTCAGGTTCCAGCATTTGGTGGTGAGCCACCTGCTCCACCGGCGTAATGACAAATAGGTAAGAAAGGAATGAATCATGATTGGAAATAAAATTAGGAAGTACCTATTGAGCGAAAAACTCAACAAAGACGACGACAAGGCGGCATTCAAAACAGCAACTAACATTTTTTACGAGGTTAGACAGGTAGTGGAAAATGATGCGGAAGAGTTTTCTCCCCAACGCAATGCTCAAGATGAGTTCAAGAAAGTAGTTAGCAAACACTTAAAAGCGATGATAGACTACGAGTTCAGTTAAATATTCAATTAGGTAAGAAAAACTAGACTACTCAACCGGAGGCTGTTGTATAACACCTCCGGTTATTAGTTTATAGAGGATACCAAATGCCAGTAAACACAATAGATGCTTATTTGGATGCGTTCAAAGAAGGCGGAGCCAGACAATATCTATTCCAGGTAATCTTTACCATGCCGGCCGATGTTGTGCCTGAAAGGCCTGACTTGACCCCATATTATGTCCGGACCTCATCACTACCAGAATCCTCATATGAGGACGTAACGGTGCCCTATCCTGGCTACAGTTTCAAAATGGCTGGTAACAGAACATATGCCGATTGGACCGTATCGCTGACGGTGGATAAAGAGGCGTCTATACTCCAACAGTTCCAAGATTGGCAAAACCTAATCTACAACCCACGGACCCATGTGTATACAGGCGCCACAACATATATGCAGAACCAGATGTTACAACTATTGGGACCAGACCTATATCCAACCAAGACATATACCTTATACAGGGCTTGGCCTAAGGTATTAGGAAACATACAATTGGATTATGCCTCCACAGAGCTTGTGACAATGGATATAACATTCGCTTACCAATATTATGCGGAGGGTGTGTGATGCCTAATCCTGGAATAACCGTCGATGATTACCTGGCTCATATTGAGGATTTTGCACGTGCTTACCTATTCAAGGTCTACCTTACATTTCCACCCGGTCTTGGTATGGATATACACCAGGTGACCTGTCACGCCAAGTCTACCAATTTACCTGATGTAACAACAGAGGAAGTAAGCACCTTCTACATGGGGATGCAGAATAGAATGTCCTCTGTTAGAAGGTACTCCGACTGGCAGATAACTATGTACCTTGATAAAAACGCCGACCTATTACGCCAGCTATACAGATGGAACGCATTGTGTCATGACATATCTGAAAACGTATATGGTCTACCGGAAGACTATATGGTCCGTCAAACTGGCGACCAAATCATACATTTGCTTGATCCAGAGTCACAAGACCAAGTTACTATGCAATATAAGATTGTTGGTGCCTGGCCAAAAACCATCACCAACGTTATGCTGGACTATGAGTCCAATGAGTTTATTACGATGGATGTTAATTTTTCATTTCAATATTTTACGGTTTTGTAGTATAAATAGAGGTAAGCTGTTACCAACAAAGGAGGAATATGTGTATGTCAAATTTCAAACAATATGTCAATGCCTATATCTTTGATACCAACCTACTTTCCACGGGTGAGAAGATAGAGTTCAAGCCGGTTACCACGGGTCAGATCAAACGAGTGCTTATGCATGAAACCAGTCAAGACCCAGATATTATGGAGAAGGCCCTAGATGCTATTGTGAACGAGTGTGTGGTATCACCGGAAGGCTTTGATGTAAAAAAGCTGTACCTGCAAGATAGGTTTTGGTTGCTACTTGAAATCCGGAAAGCGACCAAGGGGAGCAAATATGGCTTTCAAACCGTCTGTGCATCCTGTGGCTCTCAAACACAGCAGAACATCAATCTTGGCTCATTGCCGGTTGTAAGGCTGGACACAGTAGTAAAACCGGCCAAAAAGAAACCTGGTAAGATCAGGGAGATTAAGGAAGATGAGATTCCATCTACACCGGTATCAGACTGGGATATAGTCCAGTTGGACCAAAATGTGTCTATCAGGCTGGGATATGTAACCAGAGAGATGCAGGAGAAAGCAATGGATATAGTTACGTCAAAAAAAGACCTAACAGATGTCCAGAAAGCCGTGGAACTGTCAACACTTCTATTCTCACTGGCAATCAAAGAGGTTATTACGCCCGGTGGTGTTGATAGTGAACTAAGCCTGGAAGACCGGCAGTTCCTAATCGATAATGTGCCCCAGGACTCACTGGAACGTATCGGTGAATGGTATGAGAAACATGACTTTGGAGTGAAGTTTACCTTTGAGGTTCCCTGTATCCATTGTGGTTATAAGGAGACCAAGGAGATACCACTCCAATCCTTTTTCTTCTGAGCTATGTATTGTGTTCAGGTAATTCTATACATAGCATAACGGAAGAACAATATTACCTGGCCAGCAGAGGTGGTATATCTGTTACTGAAAGTGATAATATGCCTGACTTTGAGAGGGAGGCTTACATGAACCTGGTGATCAAGGACCTCAAAAACCAGGAGGAAAATAGCCGGCAGTCCCAGAAGATGAGAGGTCCCAAGCCGATATAAATAGGTCAGTACAGACCAAGGAGGTGACTTATGGACTGGAAGGAGATCAGGAAGATACACACATTTTTACCGATCAGTAGTAAAGGTTGGCATCAACATCCAAATGGAGGGGGTTGGATACAAGACACCGCCAAAGTAGAAAATTCGGCCTTTGTTGGAGATGAAGCCATAGTGTACAATGATGCGACTGTTAAGGACCGCGCCAAGGTTTATGGCAGAGCAAGAGTTTATGGACGAGCCGAACTTTATGATGATTCAAGGGTCTATGGAAATGCAAGGGTATATGGATATGCCATACTCAGAGATAAAGCAAAGGCATACGGTGATACAAAAGTTTATGATGAAGCCTTGATTTATGATAAGGGGAAAGTTTCAGGTAAAGCAATAGTTTCTGGTACTGAGGTGGTAGCAGAGAGTTATATAAAATACATCTAGTAGTACTGTAAGCAGCCCACTTGGCTTATAAGCCAACGGATCGAGACAAGGTCCTAAGGGAAACAATATAACCCTTAGGACTTTTTGTTAGGAGACATATATGGCTCTTGATTCAACAAGCAAGACAATAGAACTTGGTCAGAAAATCGCCGACGATGTTCGTGCTATGAAGACAGACATTGCCATCATGGTCGGAAAAGTAGCGGCGACACCTAGGTTTGGTATCAACCCAGCCGAGATGGCAGAAAGGTCAGCTGCCGAAACGCTCAATAGGATCGCGTCTACTGGTGGAGGTTCACTAAAGGCCACCACCAACATAGCCAAACAGCTGGCAAAAGGTAACCTTGCTCAGAAACAAGCAGAGGATAGAGCAGTGGAACGATACCAAAAGTTCTTGGCTCGTTTCCCAAACCTCTCCAAAGTATACCTATCTATGAAGGAAATGTCGGGCCAGACTGGTATGGCTTTGGAACGCATCAAGACAGCATGGTCTACCTACTTCAATAGGGTGTTTGGTCAGGTAATTGAATCCTTTGGTCCGATCATTGAGTCCATGAAGGCTTTTATGGGCTGGTTCCAAGGCGTGGCTCAGGTCATATTCAATATGATGAGAGCAGCCAGAGCAGAACGACAGGAAAGGACCGAGGCTGATAAGCGAGCCAAGAAAGTCGAGGAGGCCGTCAAAACCTCAGGTGAAACAGTAAAGGAAGCGGTTTCCAAGGTTGAGGTTGCCGTAAAGGATTGGTCCAAAAGTGTGGATGCTACAGGTGGTAAGAAA